TTATTTTATATATATATATATATATATATATATATATATATATATGAAAAAAATAGTTATGTTTTCAAATTGTGCAGGTAATATAATTAAGAATATGTTTGAAAAACATTCTTTTACAAAAGATAAATATTTTATTCATTATATTACTAATTATGAAAATTTAGATAAACAAAATATTGATGATTCGCATATATCTTTATTAAATAGTTGTGATATATTTATGTATCAACCATTAAATCAACCTTACACAACAAGTGAATACGATATAACAAATATAAAAAAATATTTGCATGCTAATACAATTATACTTAAAATTAACTACTACCGTTTTAGAGGGTTTTGGTATAATTCTGAATATAGACCATATGATAATTATAACAATTATACATTTTTAAATAGCAATTATTATGGTATTCATGATAGTTTTATGAATTTTAATACAACCAATAAAAATGATATTATTGATAAAATAAATAATATAGAAATTCCAAGAGATGAATTATTACTATTCTTTGATAATGAACTTACAAAATTTAAAATAATAGATGATAATTCAGATGTTGATATGTTTAAATATTTTATAAATAATTATAAAATAAAACAATTATTTCACGACCCATTTCATCCTACAAATTTATTTTTTTACGAAATATTTCGTCAAATTATTATTAAATTAGATAATTACGAATTAAAATATGAAGATTATGATTTTATTGATTTATTAATTGATATTGAAATGACACATTTTGCATTACCTATTTTACCAGTTGTAAAAGATATATTAGACATAAAATTAGGAGAATATTTTTATGTTTTTTGTCCACCTGATTACGCAGATAAAAAAATTTACATGAATATATATGATTACTATTACATTAGATTATCACATCAAAATTTTAAAAATTATTTAGATAATTTAAAATAATCGGCGTTTGAAATGTAAAAAGGTGTAAAAAGTGGAGCAAAATTCCACTTTACACTTTTTTATTTATCGGTAACCTTGTCCTTAAATCTTTACAATTGCTTATCATTATAAATGTTCAAGGGTGTAAAATGCTGACTTTCAGTGTAACTACCTAGTAATGAATGATACAAAACCTGCAAGTATCTTAATAGAACAATTCTACAATTTCTATAGTTTTTTCTGTAGGATTATCTATCCAGTATTGAATTTGTTGTTTCAATGCTTGTATTCGTTCTTCCCACGCAGGTTGTTTATTTTTTGGAATTTTCATTACACCTAACTTATTTAATTTCCAACAAGATTTTATTAATATACCTTCTTGATTAGTATACGCATCAGGATTAAACCGAATAAACACAATGGGTCTATGTTGTAAATCTTGTGAAAGTTCCATCAATCGTTTATTTTCACAATTGCAGTCATAATTTGTATGTTTATTTTCATCAATTTCCGTTATTATTATATGTGAACCCATATCTAATAATAGATCAGGTCTTCTTCTGGAACAACCATCTAGGATTTTTTTATCTGTAACCCAGGTAAAATTTGTAAATGTTTGAGTAATTCTGTCAACAACATCTTTTTCTTTCGTTTTGTAATTACGCATTGCAGGTTTTGATTGATTTTCAGGATTGTTTACAAAACATGCAACGCAATAACATTCATACTTTGGATTGCCTATCGTTTCACACCAAGAAGATTTACACAAATACCTTCCATCACATATTTTACAATAATTTTTTCGTTTTTCATGTTCACAAAACTCACTTCCTTTGCAATCTCTACATCTATCTCGCCTTTTTTTATGAACGCATATATTATTTCCACTACATTCTACACACTGGTGTTTTTGTTTTTTATGTAAACATATTTGAGAACCATTACATTCTATGCAGAATTCTTTACGAATCATATGTTTACATAATCCATTTCCTCCACATCCTTCATTACAATAACGTTTTTGTTTATCATGTATACAAAAGTTAGAACCATCGCACAATTTACAATTATACTTACTTATATTATGTTCACAAATTTCACTTCCACCACATTCTTTACATCTTACTTTCCGATTTCCATGTTCACAAATAAGTGAACCATTGCATTCTTTACAATTTCTTTTCAATATATTATGTGGTTTGCATCGATTTGATCCTTTACACTCCATACAATCATATCTTGATTTTTGGTGTTCACATATTTCACTTCCACCACATTCTTTGCATCTATATTTTCTTTTTCCATGTTCACAAAGGCAATTACCTCCGCATTTTTTGCAGTAATGTTTTTGTATTCCGTGCTCGCATTTACTCATTATGATAATTATATAAATAATTTTTATATTGTTTAGGAGTATATAAAAATCGGTATTTAAAAATAAAAAACGTGTAAAAAAGTGGAGCAAAAATCCACTTTAAAAAAGTGGAGCAAAAATCCACTTTAAAAAGTGGAATAATATATTAAACATAATAAAATATAAAAACTATCGCATTTTTTAATATATGAATAAAAAACCGATTCAAGCAGTCGCAGTATTTACAGACAAAAAAATCAAAGGAATTGTTACTTTTACGGAAGATTTTAAAGCAAACGACGTTATCGTTGACATTCAACTGACCGGACTAAAAAAAAGCGCGAAACAAGGTTTCCACGTTCATGAGTCGGGCGATTTGAGTGATAATTGCAAAAGTATGTGCGCTCATTTTAATCCGCACAAAAAAAACCATGGGTGTCCGGGAATGAAACAAAGGCACGTAGGCGATTTGGGAAATTTAAACACAGACTCGCAAGGAAATGCTAATTATCAGATGAGAGATAATGTAATAAAATTAAGGGGAAGCAAAGAAAATATAATTGGTCGAGGATTAATTATTCACGCAGACGAAGACGATTGTGGTCTAGGGGGATTTGAAGATAGTTTAACAACTGGTCACGCCGGTGAACGAGTCGCGTGCGCAGTTATTGGGTACTCAAAAATTAATTTTGGATGCTAGTTCTTGTTTCGCCCATACTTGCAATGCTGTCTTTGAGAGAAACCCTTTGGACGCTTGCAATTGATGCTTTTTTTGTATTTCATTGACCATTTGCCGCCCTTTTTCCCACGACTTCTTCTTTTCTTAGTTGCACGTTTTCTTCTAGACCCTCCATCCTGTTTTTTTTCTTTGCCCATTTTTTCTTGCAACCATTCTTCAAATGAATCTAGCGTGCGAAGCTTTGTTTTATCAATGTTTTTGCAATCTTCGTAATCTTCCACTTTTCCATCTTTAATATAACGCATGCATGGAAATCCTGACGGAGATTTGCCTATTAAAGATCCAACATCTCCAATAGATCCCTGTTCAATATCAACTATAGAAACGTTATCATCGTCTTCATGTTTTTTTTCGAATTCATACCATTTGGGTTTTGTTTCATTGCAAGGACCACAACCATTCATGTAAATTAAAAGAAATACATGTTTTCCGTCCGCAACCGCGCTTTTAAGGATTTCAACTTTATCTTTTTCTGATTTCATATATTTTAAGTATAGAAAATATTGTTATTATTAATTTTAATCCCTGTCTAATATATATAATATATTTATGTCGCCTCTTTTATTACTAATTGTTGTTGTATTTTTAGCAGGAATATATTTTTGCGCAAAACCCGTTGAAGGTTTTATAAACTCGCCTGATTTAAATAGGTGTCCAAATATTTTGATACAAAAGGACGCGAATTTTTATTTGTATAACTCTAAACTTGCAAAAATTCCTGGAGTAAATCCAGTAGAATTCAACAATTTAGAAGAGTATACAGAATTCTTGGATTGGCAAAGAAGTCAAAATATACGATGTCCTGTTTTATATATACAGCAAACGTACGACGCGCAGGGAAATCCAGTATATAAAGTAAGACCCAGTCCAAATGACTTGCAGGGTGGTCTTCCTCCGACTGCGCCGTATGGTAAACCTCCGAATCCAACTCTATTAGTTGATGCGACTCAGAGCGATAGACCATACAATGTAAATTCATATCCCGCGTTCGATAGTACATCATATTATGTTGGAACAACAACTCCATTGGATGATATGAATACAATTCAAGAAAATCAAGGGATAAGCCCAGATCCGATGGACCCGAACTGGGGTGGAGTCGAATATACCCAGTCTTTGGTAGATCAAGGCTACTACGCTGGAAATGAAGTTTAATCTTGCGTAAAAATAGACTTTCAAAAATAAATATACTTCCTTTTTATGAAAAAAAATAAAAATAGAAAAATAAATTTTATTCATAAAGTAATAAAATTTATTCTGCGCTAACATTTAAGTTCAGCATCTTTCACCATAGTAGTAGTCTCCATACTTTCTCTTATTCCAGTTGCGAACGCGGTTATTTTGCAATCCTGCCGACAATAACTCATAGGCCATGAAAGATTTTTTGCATGGCCCTCCGTTAAAGATTTGAGTTAAGAGATCATTACGAAAGGCGACGGGTCCGGAAGGAGCTTGATTGTTGTTGCGAATACGAATAGTAGCGCTATTCCAAGGCATTTTATATTATAACACATTATAAAATAATATTCAAAATTAAATAATTCTCTAAATATTATTGACTATCAATAAATTTCATTACTCCATTCAACGCACTTTTTGCAGTGTGCATAGCATTAATAGATTCTAATAATTTTGCATCAAGAGGGTCTGTTGCGTTAGAAATTTGCGACAATATGTTAAGATTATATACGTCTTCTAAATTAATAATAAGATTTTCATAATCTTTTTTATTATTCGAAATTGAAAGATTTTTTTGCAATGTTTCTGCATTTTTTTTTAAAACCATTGCCGTTGTGGAAACAGAATCAGTATTGCTAGACAATAAACTTGTTTTTTTTGTGGAGCTAGATTTGGAGTCAGAAGAGTTTTCTAAACCTTCAAAGAAACTGGTTTTTCTTATAGAAACGAATACTAAATAAAATAATAGAATAATAACAGCAATCACGATCAATGTTTTAAAAAAAGTTTCTGACATTATACATTATACTTTCAATAAAAATTTTGCTAAATTTGCTAAACTTGTCTTGTTGATTTTTCTAGTTTGATTTTTGGTTGTAACATACGTGATATTCTTTAAACATTCCGTTCCGCCCTCTTTCAACTTGTTTGTCAAGTTATAAATGCTTTTAAATTCATTTATTATTGCCACTGCTGTAGTAGAACTTATTCCAGGAATTTGACATAACATGATTTCATCAATATTTTGAGGTGTAATATTTTCTTTCTTCACTTTTTTAATAACACTTACATAGTCATCAACTTTTGCGCAAGATTGATCTAGAGCATCTTCTGAATTTCCGTCCAAGTTTTCATCTGTATTTCCTTTCGAACCTTGTTCCGCCTTTTTTAAAATCGGAGAATAATATGCTTTTTTATTTTCACTTTCGCATTTTCGTAATTTATTTGCGCTGTTGCAAATGAAAAGTGCAGTTTCTTCAATATTCATAGTTCGTATTACTGAGAATCCTTTGTAGTAATTAAGTGAAAATATTGCGGAAAAAATGGTAAGTTTATCCGTCTTGTCCGTAAATTTATTTATCCTGTTTATGTCGCCTTCTATTAAATACATAATATTATGATTCGGTGTTTCAAGTCCATTTAAACGATACGATTGTTCCTCGTACCGCCCATCTTTAATGCTTGCGCCTAAATCGCGCAACGACTTTCTCTCAATAATTAATTTTTCTGATCCATCGTTTTCTAAAATAATATCGCCAAGAGGCAACGTTTCGACGACAACGTTTATATCCTTATATATTGGGAGCATCGCTAAAAAGGATTTAACTTGTTCGATAAGGTCCCTCTCGCGTACGTCGATTTTTATCATCATTGTGAATAATTTAATAGAGAAGTTATTAAATTATTTTTGCTAGAATATATATTTCGTCGCTTAACCCATGTTTCCTCCAATCGTAGCTCTGTATCCGTATTGTTGTGTCTGGATAGTTCTGCTAGGAATGCAGAGAGGAGGGCGACCATCGCGCCACTGAGTGTTCACGCCGCGAATGAGGTTAGGGTTTGACGACATAAAAAACCCAATTCTGGAGGAAAGACCTGCTTTTTTTGCGGTGCCGCCGCATGTCGGTTGATTTTGCATTGCGGTTGACTTGGCAATACGAGAACCAGAATAGTATACCATTTTATATATACTATCAATATTTTTTTATTTCTAAATTTTAAAATTGTAGCTCATTGAAAGTATTTCTAAAGTAGAGCAAATTTGTTATATTTGTTAACTTTACAACTAGCCATGCAAAGTCAGGATTTAGGACAATTTAAAAAATTTATTGTCGATAATAATATTGTAGGAACGTCAGTTGGTGTTTGTGTAGGTTTAGCCGCAAAAGATCTGATACAATCTATTGTTGGTAATATTATAATACCCGCTTTACTTATCCCGTTGCAAAAATTTCACATTGATTTTGTAAAAAAATATTTACCAAGTAATGGAAAAAATTCTTTGGACGTTGCTTCCTTCATAAAACAGGCTGTTACTTTCACCTTGGTTATTTTAACATCATTTATATTTATTAAAGTTGTATTTGGATATTTATTAAAAGTTGATGATGTAAAGCCGGGACGTCTAGGAAGTGCAAGCGGAACTACAACCGAAAATAAAAATGACAATTCTATAATTGCACAGACGAGCGACAGTTAATTCATCAGGAGAAATATGTATATTAACTAGACTTAAAGTCATCTAAACATACTAGGTATAAAGATGTCGGATATTAAAAACATATTGCACGATGATGACGTCATTAAAACGGATGAAGGATTAATTTTTAACCCATATAATCCAGCGAATGTAGAGATTACATTGAATGAAGTTCAATCTATTCTTACGAAATACGGCGTTCCGGGGATCGTGCACAATATAAATCTTTATAAGCGAGCATTTGTTCATAGGTCTTACACGAAGCGCCCGGGATTTGAAAATCTTGCACAGAACATTACGATTGTTGAAAAGCCAGACGATTGTCTTCCGCTAAGCACAAAATCCAATGAACGACTTGAGTTCCTGGGCGACGGAATTTTGGAGCTGGTAACAAAGTATTATTTGTATCGCAGGTTTCCTAAAGAAAACGAAGGGTTTATGACGGAGAAAAAGATTGCTATTGTTAAAAATGAAGCGATAGGAAAAATCGCAATGGAGATGCGTCTCAACAAGTGGCTTATTCTGTCAAAACACGCCGAGGAGAAGAAAACGAGGACAAATTTAAAAAAACTCGGGTGTTTATTTGAATCTTTTTTGGGCGCACTTTTTTTGGACTTGAACAAGATAAGTGTAAAGGATGAAGAGGGTTGGTTTACAAATATATTTGTAACTGGGCCCGGGTTTCAAATGGCTCAAAAATTTATTGAAAACATATTTGAAAAACATGTTGACTGGATTGCTCTCATTCAAAATGATGATAATTACAAGAACATACTTCAGGTAAAGATACAAAAAGAATTCAAGGTAACTCCACATTATTTAGAAATTGAGCACGATATGGAATTGGGATATAGAATGGGTGTATATTTGTGCTTAGGTCAACAGGTTCATAATCTAACGCATACCAACTCTGTTTCACTCGGAACGAATAACTTGAACACTTTCAAGGACGTTCAGGATTTTATTGCGGATAATGGAAAAATCTTTCTTTTCCTTGGAGAAGGTCAACACAAAATAAAGCGCAAAGCAGAACAAGACGCATGTTTGAAGGCGCTGAATTTGATCGAAAGACTTTTATAAACTGGTGGGATCTGGGTTCCCTTAGAAAAAGTTTTATATCTAATTATATTAGTAAATGAATCCTTTAGACGCATTGAAAGATAAACTTAAAATGAAACCAACGTTAGAGGAACGAAAGCCTGTAGAAATTGTACTTGGCGCGCCAAAGCAAGAAGAAGTTACTATTCAAAATGTAACTATAACGCAAAATATTAATAAAGATTATAAACGCGACGAGTTGAAAGAGAGACTAAAAACGAATAAATTGACAAAAGTAACTTTGAAGTACACTCCTCCAAAAGAAACAAAAGAGGTTGTCAAACCCATTGCTCCAAAATTTGATGATAAAATAAAAGCTAAAAAAATTCCTCAAAAACTTAAGTTACTCATTGAAGACGACGATGGTGCAGATGAAGAAAATCAAGGAGAAGAAAACGAGATCGTTCCTAAAATTCGAGGTCGTGTAACGGAAAGGGTAAAAAAAGGCGTTGCTATTTTAGGTCCAGAGGATTACGTGCAAATAGGAGATGTTCCGATTACGAACCGAGTGCATTCGAAAGAAGCCCCAGTAAAATACAAAGTTTCAAGTTATTATATGAACAATCGCGAAATTTTTGTGAACTTTATTAACTCGCTATTTGAGCCATACAAACAAGAGCTTGAAAATGCGGCAGAGGATATAAATTGCGATAATATTGGTCGTGGAGCAGAGAATTTCTCTCTTCTTACTCATCAGAAAATTGTAAGAGACTACATGAATTTATACACTCCGTATAGAGGTCTACTTTTATATCATGGTCTAGGAAGTGGTAAAACCGCGAGCAGTATTGCAATTGCTGAAGGCATGAAAAGTAGAAAAAAAATTATTGTTATGACTCCTGCATCACTGCGAAGAAACTACATGGAAGAATTAAAAAAGGCCGGGGATTTTCTTTATAAGAAGAATCAGTTTTGGTCTTGGATATCTATCGATGATCATCCAGAACAAACGGAAACATTATCTGCTCTTTTGAGTTTGCCAGTTGATTATATCAGACGAAAACATGGCGCATGGTTAATCAATATTAAAAATCCGCCCAACTATGCAATTCTTTCAAGCCAAGATAAAAAAAGCCTCGATGATCAATTAGATGAGATGATTCAAACAAAATATACCTTTATCAACTATAATGGATTGCGTGCAAATCGTCTTAAAGAATTAACCAATAACTTTGAAAAAAACTTATTTGACGATTCAGTAGTTATTATTGATGAAGCGCATAATTTTATCAGTAGAATTGTTAACAAATTGGGGAAGGAAAAAGAGGTGGAAACGAATAGTAGGGGAGAAAAAGAATATTTACCGAAAGCTCTCTCGCTGAAGTTATATCATTATTTGCAGGATGCGAAAAACTCGCGCGTCGTTTTGCTGACTGGAACTCCAATTATCAATTATCCCAATGAAATCGGTGTTTTATTTAATATTTTACGAGGTTACATTAAAACGTGGGAAATTCAACTTGATGTAAAAACGAACAAAAAGGTGTCTACCGAAACCCTGCAACAGCTTCTTTTGCGCGATAAAGTATTGGATTACTTGGACTATTCTTCTGCGAGTGGAAAACTTTATGTCACGCGTAATCCATTAGGATTTAAAAATAAAATAAAATCATCTAGCGGATACTTGGGCGTAACAAATGAAAAAAAAGATGAAAATGGAGTAAACGCATTTGACACCGAATTTGTTGGAGATGAGGATTTTGAAAGAAAGTTGATAGGATATTTGAAAAGAAATGATATCGATGTTATACCAAATGGGGTAAGAATTCACAACTATACTGCGCTTCCAGATAAATTAGACGCATTTATTACACGATTTATAGATCCAGTTACAAAAAGCGTTAAAAACGTAGAGTCGTTTAAACGTCGTATCGTCGGTCTTACTTCTTATTTTAGAAGCGCACAGGAAGATTTATTGCCGAGATACGAAAAAACTCCAGAATATTATCATATTGTTAAAATACCAATGAGCGACTATCAATTCAAAGTGTATGAAGCTGCAAGAAAAGAAGAGAGAAAAATGGAAAAGAGTTCCAAGAAAAAACAGGGAACTTTTGATAAAGACGGAATCTACAAAGATGCAACTTCAACATATCGTATTTTTTCGCGACTTTTTTGCAATTTTGTAATGCCGGTCCCCCCTGGAAGACCAATGCCGAGAGATGTGGGACAAGTGCAGGATCTTAGCAACATATTAGAAGCCGCCGATCAAGAAGAAGCAAAGATAGATTTAGATGCTGAAAACGAGGGCGAGTTAGAAGGAGACGCTGCACTAAATGCAATTGGAGACGCAACTTATCAACAAAGAATTGACAATGCGATTAAAGAATTGCGCGACCATTCGTTGACTTTTTTAAGTCAGGAAGGTCTGCAGACATATAGTCCAAAGTTTTTGAATATTCTTGAAAACATAAATGATATAGAGTACAAAGGTCTGCATTTGGTCTATAGTCAATTTCGTACATTGGAAGGAATCGGAATTTTCACAATGGTTTTAGAGGCGAATGGTTACACGCAATTCAAAATTGTGAAAAATTCCACAGGAGTTTGGGAAATCAGAATGAAAGAATCTGATCTTGGAAAACCCACTTTTGCACTTTATACCGGTACAGAAAGTGCTGAAGAGAAAGAAATCATACGAAATATTTACAACGGCGACTGGGATTCAATTCCGACAAATATTGCTTCTCAACTTCATGAAATATCCAACAATAACAACATGGGGGAAATTATTAAAGTATTTATGATTACCTCGTCCGGTTCAGAGGGAATCAATTTACGAAATACAAGATATGTTCATATTATGGAACCATACTGGCATCCGGTTCGCGTAGAACAAGTGATTGGTCGCGCGCGAAGAATTTGCAGTCATAAAGATCTTCCGCCAGCACTTCAATCCGTTGAAGTATTTTTATACTTGATGACATTTACGCCTCAACAAATAAATAGCGGAGACTCGATAGAATTAAAACTAAAAGATTTGAGTAAACGAGATCCAAAAGTTCCGTTGACTAGTGATGAAGCGTTATATGAAATTTCCTCCATTAAAGAAGAAGTAAACACACAATTAATAAACGCAGTGAAAGAATCAGCGATTGATTGTGCTATTTATTCTCACAACTCTAAAGAAAACTTGCATTGTTTAAATTTTGGAGAACCAACGAACGAGTCATTTGCATACAATCCTTCTATTTCTGCCGATCAAACCGATGTTGTCGCAAAATTAAATAAACAAAAAATAGAATGGTCCGCAAAATCAATAAAAATTTACGGAGTTCAATATGCAGCTCGAAAGATGAACGACAAATTATACAATATTTACGACCTGAAAAGTTATGAAAATGCGAAGGAAACCGGAAACAATCCAACATTAGTCGGAACACTTGAAATAAATTCTAGCGGCGAAAAGATTTTCAAAACGCTAGTAGTATAAAAAATTGATTATGAATGTGACAAACGTATTATGTGAAACGCGCATAATATGTTAGAAATTCCTCGTGAAAATTTGCAACACGGAAAATTATATTATATTACTGAGTATATTCTAGATAATAATGACCCAAATAGAAAACTTATTAAAATGGCTGGAATATTCAAAGGTTTAAAATTAATAGATCCAATTATAGTACAACCTTGGAACGCGGCAGTATTTGATTGGTTTGAAGTTTCAAAAATAAAAGAAATAAATAATGAATGCGACGCATATAAACATATTATTTTTGAAGTGGAGTTGAATTATATCTGGAAGTTTTATGAGGTGAAAAAAATTAAAATACAAAATGATATGGAGGCGCGGGCAGTTGACATGTTTCTAAAAAATATAACAGGGGATCAATACTTTACTTTTATGTGATTGTGAAAATTAAATTGCATTTTGCACGCTTTTTGAGAATATGACAAGCATCATTAATGCAAAGGTTGTAGAGACCTTTCTAAATTCTCTAAACTCTTGTATATAGTGGTTATTTTTATATAGTTCTTCCCAGCGAAGAATAAATAATGCAACTCTTGTTTGTTTATAGTTATTGTATAGAACAATTGTAAAAAGAGTCATAAATATGTCAAGAATATTGCTGTAGTTATAAGTTAATATGTTTATAAAACTTACAGGTTGATTTATTTTGAAGGTCTGAAAATCATTTATAATATTGTCGCTTACTGCAGTATTGTAGTAAGCAACATTCAAAACTCCGGAAATTGTTCCATGAAAACGCAATTTTTCCACCAAACTCCAAATTTTCTCACGATTTGTTATAATAAATTTTTTATCATGAGTTTTTTTTTCTAATTTTATAGATTTTCCGAGAAAAACAATTTTAGCTTCCTCTTTCACCGAATCTATATCCCACGCAACTTCGCCGTCATTCCAAGATTCTTCCGAGTACTCTGCTAAAGGTATTTTTTTTGCAGTGGCAATGGAAATGATTTTGTTTGACACTACATTTAATCCTAACGAATTTGTTAGAAATAATATTAAAGTTGCGACTCCAACCAAAAACATAGTCCTATAGTTTAACTCAATATTTATTCCTTTTTGATTTAAATCAATTTTTCTAGTAAAACTTTTTCAACCATCCCAAAAAGAATATCAAATTTAACGTTGAGAATGTCTATTTTTTTCTCTAGTGAAACTTGCGCTTCTTGTTGAAGTTCGCTAATATTTAACTTAACAATCGGTGGTTCTTCCAGAGGTTCTGTCACATCTTCCGCCCAAGTAATTCGTTTTGATTTTTCATTTTGTTTTTGATTTTCATAACCTAGAGATACTTTTTCTAATTTTATATTTTTAAAAGATGTTTCGTTTGCTGTAGTTTTTTCTGCGTTTATAGAAGTTTCTGAACTTTTTATCCAGTTTTCAACTCCTTCATTATTGAATGCACTGGTTATTTTTTGTATTTCCATATTTCTCTCTGCAATTGTTCGTTTTATAACTGAATCTAAATCGGATATAGGTTCGTCTTTTGCGTTATCCAAGAAATTGGGCACTTCCGGAACTGGAAGACTCATTGCCTTAGTAAATTCTTCTTGCTTTTTATTAAATTCATTTTCAAATTTGTTTGTTCTAGTTTTTTGTATTTCTTCGGCAGTGATGGGAATCGAGTCGTTGTTATGTATCACAATTGGTTTGGGTTTCGGGAAATTTTGATTTAGCATGTGGACAATAATGGAAACGAATTTTTTATTCATTTGTATCAAGTCTTTGAACGTACCCTTTTCTTTATCATAAAATTGTTGCGCGACTTTTAAAAAAATATTATTTATCATTGTCACTTCTTCTCTGTTTTTGTTAGTTACAACATCATCATCGAGAATAATTTCCCATAGCATTCGAATATTCGGATCGCTCAAAAAATAATTCTGATTATCTCGAGACATTTATATAAATAATAGCGGGGTTATTATTTATATACTTTTTCCACCTTTAGAAAAGTTGGAGCCAAAATATTTGACTTTTGCGCAACTTTTAAAAAAAGTTGCATTTAGTCAACATATTTATATTTAATTCGATTTCCAATGTGAGGTATAATGTTGAAAGGAGAAGTTCCACTTGGTTTTACAAAGTCAAGAGCACTTATAAACCCCTTTTTTTTATCTCCAAAAATACGAACTTCGTCGCCTAGTTTATCTCCACGTTTTCCCTGTATAACAATTTGATCCATACTTTCTAAGCCTAATATTTTTCTTTTCGTTCCATTTACAATTACGCTTAATTTTTCGTTTGCTTTCAGTGGCAATAAATCTGCATATCCAATTGGAATAATCGCAATAAGTTCTTTGTGGTGCGCAATGTATTTTCTGTCATATCCAACGCCAGAACCCTTTGCTATATATTTTAATTGTTGAATCGTTGAAGTTAATGACATTGCTTGAATTAAGTTCTTATCTTCTTCTAAACCATAAAATCCAGAACCGCTTCTAGAAATAGAAAAATCAGAAACATCATAATTAAGAATTCCACTTGTTGCAGCAATGTGAAATAATTCTGGTTTGATATTTAAATCATATAAGTCTTGTCGCAACTTTCGAAATAGCTTTAGCTGTTTAATAGTTGGATTATTATTTTTTGTTTCCGCGCAACATAAATGAGACATTACACCAACTAATTTAAATTTTTTATCATTTACAATTTGTTTTGCGGCATCAATTGCTTTTTCGTATGGAATTCCGTTTCGATCAATTCCCGTGTCTACGAACAAATGGATATTTGCTTTTGCATTTTTTGGAAGAGATTTTGAAATAATTGGAATATGTTTATCATCGAAAACGCCAATGTCAATATTTTCAGAAACAGCTTTTTTAATCTGATCACTATTAATGTCGTACAACCATCCTAAAATTTTTCCACGATCTCCACTATTTCTGAGAAGAATTGCTTCTCCCAAAGTCGCAACTCCAATATACTTTACACCTAGTTTTCTACAGATTTTCGCAATTTCAACAATTCCGTGCCCATATGCGTTTGCCTTTAAAACTGGCATGACGTCCGTTCCGCTTTTTTTTCTTAAATATGCAAGATTGTGTTTTAACGCACTTATACTTATTTCAGCTGTTATATTTTGAAACTCGTCGGGAATTTTATTGGAGTATTTTTTTTTATATTTAAAAGTTCTATTTTTTTTTGAATGGTTTCTTTTTTTTGTATACATTTCTATAGTATTATGCAATAAAATAATATTATAATGGTTTTTTATTTTGGCTCCACCTTTTCTAAAGGTGGATTAGAGTTCTTCATTAAAGTACACTTTTCTGAATTTTTGCATGTACTGATCTTTCAATATATGTGTTTTCAAATAGTGCGCGTTGATTTTATCTTCCAACATGTGAACAATAAAGTACAAACCATAAATCCCACACTCTGTATTTCCATATTGGTGTTCAACCGGGTGGTTTTGATCAAATTCAAAATCAATTCTTGGTTCCAAAGATTTTCCCTGTTCTATAACGCTATCAACAAAACGTTTGATTCTTTTAGGTATCGCGTCTCCAGCGCTATCAAAATAAAAGATTTTTTTGCGTCTAATGTTAATGAACAAGCTTACCCAATGACTTCCGCCCAAATAATGGGGGTCTGTGTTAAATATAATTCCAATTTTTGTTTTTCCATTTTTGATTTGGTCTTTCAAGCTAAAGTTACATAGTTCATTCCAAACACATTCTCCATACAATTTTTTTGCGTCATAATCGATTGGTGATGGACCAATGAATTCAAAACATTTATACGCTTTTTCATATTGTTTCATGACATCCAAAATATCCACGCTAGAAAGCCATTCATTTGGATTTTTCTTCCATTCGTTTGGGGATTTTGGTGCGAATGCATCTTCAAGCTCTTTTTTTACTTTTGCATTTCCAATAAAATTCTGTTTCAACCAACAGGATTCTTTGTTGCAAACACTTCCCATATAATTTTTTAACGCACCCCATATTTCTTTTGGCTCATTTGTTTTGATTACGGCGTCTGGATGTCGCATATTCCACAAGTCCCTAAGTTTATAAAGATCTTCACTAGAAAAGCAAGTAAAGTCATTTTTTGTTTTTTTACGCAAAGGACTACATTGTAGTGACTTCATTCCTACCGATTTTAGGGATTTAATTTGTTGTTTTATTGATTTACTTCCACCGCGCATTTTTCTTTTTTTTGTTACTTTATTTTTAAAAGCGCCGCTCTTTTTTAATGTATTTTTTCTCGTATTTCTCATATAAATATTCGTCTTAATATTAAAGAATATTTTCTTTTTTCTTTTTTTTTATTATGCCTTTATTTTTTAGCGCTGGGTCGGTTAAATCGATTTCTTTTTGTTTCGGTATAATCGGTTCATCTGGTTTTTTTAATAATTTTTTTTTTACAAATTTATCCAACGGGTTTTCTAATTTAACACTACGCATCAATAATTTGTCTGCTTCATATTGGTTATGAGTTATTAGATCGGAATTTCCCGGTGGAATTAAATCAAAATCGCTTCCGTTGTATTCTTCTTGTAAAATATCGTTATTGTCTAACGATTTGAAATAGTGAACACAATTTCTTACATAGTTATCAAATGCGTATTTAACATCTGCTAAAATTTCGGGTTCATGAACGCTCGGTTTTGATAAAAGATCTCGCGTCAAATCGACGATTCGTTTTTTATAAAATTTTTTGTCTTGCCTGTTTGTACTTTTAGTTACTTTATTTTGAATATAACGATTGTATTGATCCTTATTCATCAAACAATCCAACGTGATTTGGTTTATAAAATTATCACACATTTATACTTATATTTGTGATAATTATTCGATCAAACAATACTAATTTAATGATACATCGGAAATATTTTTTACCCCCGCTCTAGTGGAGTTTAAGAAAACGCCGGGTGCTAGATTTTCAGGATTAGGATTAAAGTTGTCAAATTTTTCTTCGAGGAATAAGCCAGAGAATGGTTGATTAACATCTTGCCTGGGCTCAAAATTATACTCATATAAATCGCTATTGCTATTGGGAACGTATACAGATTGGCTGCATTTTTGCAAAGCGAATATTTGATTTCGCAAATCGGATTCAACATTTACATTTGAAGAATATCCAGACCAAGGTGCTTGATCATTTCCTGGATTAAAAATAGCGCGCGTATTATATATCGGATAATTCATTGTTTTAACCGAGTTTTCTTTTCGCGGGTCTACAATGGGTAGTATTGAATATTTTGTTGAAACTGATCTTGGAGTAAAGTAGGGTTGAAGAACTTGAGAGGGAATATTTCTATCATACACTCTTGTGTTTGTTTCACTTCGAATTTTAGACGAAAGAAAATTATCGCAGTTTTGGTTGCTCATTAATATAGAATTACATTAAAATTTATATAGTTTTGCTTTAATAAAAGGGTGTTCAAAATTGATATAAAGGAAAACTGCGATAATTTAATTAACAAAACATGTGCGGAATTTTTGCTCTTTTAAATGATTCAAATTTTTTATCCAAAAAAAGCGATTTTATTCAAAAACAATTTGCTAAGGGACGAAATCGGGGACCAGAGTTTTCTAAATTAGTAAACGGCGGCATTAATTTAAGCCTAGGATTCCATAGACTAGCAATAAATGGGCTTAATGATAAGTCGAACCAACCCATAACAATTGGAAATGTTACGCTTATTTGCAATGGAGAAATTTACAATTATAAAGAACTATATTCTCTTATGAATGTCGCGCCTGAAACCGATTCTGACTGCGAGGTTATTATTCATCTATACTTAAAATACGGAATAGAGCAAACCTTACAAATGCTTGACGGCGTTTTTGCATTTGTCTTGTGCGATAATACGAATGTTTTAAAGGGCGAAATAAATATTTCTTCGAATAAAATATATGTTGCAAGAGATCCTTACGGAGTAAGACCACTATATGTTTTAAAACATAAACTATCAACAATTAGCGTCGTAGGATTTGCATCAGAGTTGAAGTGTTTGTCGGAATTTCAATCTATTGACAGCGGATATAAAATTGATCATTTTCAACCAGGAACATATTCTTTCTATGAGTTGCCGGCTAGAGCGCTTGCGTACTGGAGTTGTATAAAAGATAACATATCTTATCATTCTACGGGATTTAATAGCATTATTGTTTCGCGCGCAGTTTCGTCTGAAATTGAAACTTGCATTGGAATTAAAAAATATTTTATGCAAGCGTTAGAAAAAAGATGTAGCACTACCGAGCGACCTATCGCTTGTTTGTTATCTGGAGGTTTGGACAGCAGTATTGTTACCGCATTAGTAAATGAATTTCGTCAACAACAAATGCCCGGTTCCGATCCTCTAGAAACTTATAGCATTGGTCTTGCCGATTCCGAAGATCTAAAATACGCAAAGATTGTTGCAGAGTATCTTGGAACAAAACATACAGAAATCATTTTAACGGAACAAGACTTTTTGGATGCTATACCAGAAGTAATTTATGCGATCGAAAGTTATGACACTACATCAGTTAGAGCTAGCATTGGCAACTACTTGCTTGGAAAATATATTTCCAAGAATAGCGAAGCCAAGGTTATATTTAATGGTGATGGATCTGACGAATTGTGTGGAGGTTATTTATATATGCATAAGTGCCCAGATGCGATAGAATTTGATAAGGAGTCGAGAAGACTACTAAAAGACATTCATAAATTTGATGTTTTACGTTCTGATAAATGCATCGCATCTCATGGCTTAGAACCTAGAACGCCATTTTTAGACAGGTCTTGGGTTCAATATTATTTATCAATTGACCCGCGCATGCGTTATCACCCTGGCAATAGCGGTCAATGCGAAAAATATTTGTTGCGAACGGCATTTTCAGAAAAATTTTTTAAAAATATGGAAGGGAAACCCTTGCTACCAGATTCCATTTTATGGAGACGCAAAGAAGCGTTCAGTGATGGCGTGAGTAAAACTTCAAGATCTCTTTACCAAATTATAGAAGAATACATTGAAACTTTGCCAACGACAAATGTTTCTGAGCGCGGCGTAAATGCGATCACCAAGGAACAAAAATACTATAAATCAATTTTTGAAAAACATTATCCAAGTGCGCTTACTATCGTTCCATATTATTGGATGCCAAAATATGTAAATGCGACGGATGCCAGTGCGAGAACTCTTGCCTTATACAACGACTCTGCTGGAACTGAAAAAAAGGCACTATCGGAGTAATTTTCTGTAGTATGTATATGAATAAAAAAACTATAGTATATAATTTTCAGAACATATCGTTTACTTTAATTATTTTAACATTTTATATTTTATATGCAGTTTCAATATTAGGGTTTTCTAGAAACGCTCCACAATATATTGAATCGTTAGACTACTATGTTAAAATATATATTTGTTTATTTTTAATTTATCGTTTTAATCCACTGCGTACTAGAATAGTATTTACAGAATTAGATAGAAAAATTGTGTTTAGCGCAGGACTTTTCATACTAACGACTACAGCTATTAGTAAAGTAGCAAGATATTATTTAGGCAAAGCCAGGACAAAACTATTTCACTCTAACGATTTTTAAATGTTTTATTTCGACCGACTAAAAATGTTCTCTTTTTGCGAGTTCCGCAATTTTTTTGCGTGTCAGATTCCTTCCAGCGTTTATTGAAAAATGCGTGCAAGTGACACATTGTTTTTTTTGTAATAATTTTATCAATTTCATACTCTTCGCTTGATTTTTCGATATAGGTGTATGCATATCGTTTCATGTATTTCATCATGTCAGTTTTGAATGTTCCTGCATTTGTAATTATTTTTTTAGAAAGATCCGATCTCAAAAAACGTTCTATCATAGTTTCAAAAGGTAAATTATAAATATACGGGTTAACTTTTATATAGTATATATTTTTTCCGCTCATTTCTGGATACAACATATCATCAAGAAAGCATATTTCTGTATTTGCTGGAAGTTTTGAGCATTGCAATAAATCATGAATCGTTTTTTCATGACTTGTTCTACAAAGCTCGTATCGTTTTCCATTGATTTTAAATGCTCCTATAATTTGATCAAATAGTCCATAATTTATTTTTGATTCAAAATACTTTTGTATGTAGGTTGCCCATTCTTTTGTTCCTTGATTATTTGTATAAATCAAAACAGAGTTGCAAATTTTTGTTTGTTTTTTATATTTTAGATAGTTCAAGACAGATACAATGTTTGGGCGTATAAATTCTTCAAATAAATCCAATATTTCGTTAAAGTCGTCTTGGACCACTTTATAATTTATTTTTTCGGCTTTTATATATTCGACCAAGGAATCCCAGAAAAGCCCTAGTTCTGTAAAATAACCAAGCGTTTCATCTAAATCAAATACTACTATTTTAATTGGCTTCATTTTGTACTATACTATATTTTTATAAAAAGTATGGCAAACAAATTTATTTTATATGTCTAATATAACCATATCATTGATGAATTATAAAATAACAGATACAGATTACAAGAATATATTGCGTTTTTATGATAAACCTATACCCTCAAAAAAGTCTCAATTAAAAGACGCCGCAGAAGACATTTTAGCATTAAAATTGTGTAGTTGTATTAAAAAAGTGAACCCTCAACTTACCCAAAAATCAGAGCCTAGAGCAATTGGAATTTGTACCAAGAGTGTGTTTAAAAATAAGGGTTTAACTAGAGGAAAATTTAAATGTTTGAGACCTCGATCTCTGGTATTTAAAAAAACGCAAAAAAAGATTACATTTGGAAAGAGTAAAACCAATAAAAATAGAAAATAAAAGTATCGCAATATAGTAGATGTATCCATATTACGATATTATTATTATTGGGGGCGGGGTTGCTGGTTTGTATAGTGCATATCAAATCAAAAAACTTGCGCCCAAAACTTCTATCCTGATTTTAGAAAGAGACAAGCGATCTTGGTTGGGTGGACGAATGAATAACGAAGATTTTTATGGAGTTTCTGTGGCCACCGGAGCTGGTGTTGGGCGAAAAAACAAGGATTTTTTGCTAATGGACTTGTGCAAAAAATTAAAAATAAAATATACCGAGTTCCCCGTCACGAAAAATTATGCAAAAACATTTACGCCGGTAGATATTGGAAAAATAATAAACCATTTGAAACGTGAATTTACAAAAGAAAAAGATTCTCAAAAAACTTTCAAACAATTTGCCCTGCCTATTTTGGGAAAAGATGTCTATGATAGACTTCTTATCAGTTCCGCATATACCGACTACGAAAAAGAAGATGCGTATGAAACTTTGTTTTATTATGGATTTGATGATAACTATAAATCATGGACTGCCCTCAACATACCTTGGCACAAATTAGTGGAGGCATTGGCTGAAAAAATAGGAAACGAAAATATTAAAGCAAGTTCCAATGTTGTCGCCATAAATAAGCTTGATGAGTGCAAATGTGGATTTTTAGTTACGCTTGAAAATGGAAAAAAATATTCTTGCAAGAAAACGATTATTGCGACTACCATTAGTAGTGTAAAAAAATTAGTTCCTGGTGCAGATAGTCCGCATAGTATTTATCAACAAATACATGGTCAAGTGTTTTTACGCGTCTATGGAAAGTTTTCCAAAGAGTCTCTCGCTATCATGAAAACTGCAGTTCCAGTGCAAACTATCGTTCCCGGACCCTTGCATCGTATTATTCCGATGAATTCCGATAAAGGCGTTTATATGATTGCATACACGGATAACGACGGCGCAAAAAAACTTAAAGATAATTTGGAAAACACGTCTGCAAATCGGGAATTCTTTTGCACCTTACTGGAAAAATCTTTAGGTCTTCCTGCAAATACACTTCATTTGACATCTATTTTGGATTTTTATTGGCCAATTGGAACACATTATTATGACCCGCTGCGAGGTCCATACAAGAATAGAGAACAATTCATTAAAACTGCGCAATATCCTATGCCTGGTATGGTTGTTGTGGGAGAAATGATTAGTCGTAAACAAGGGTGGAGTGAAGGTGCGCTAGAAAGCGTGAATGCAGTAGTCACTAAACAATGGATAGACTGGGCCTGTACAACCTTTTGAAAAGGTTGCGCCAAAACCAACGAAAATTATAAACTATTTTTTGCGTAATTTAATATTTATATAGTGTAAATGCGCCACTATATAAACAAAGAAGTGAAAGTCCATCCAAATGGAACAAAAGTTGTGCGTAAAGTACACATTAAGGGAGGGCGCGGTGTGAAAAGTGTTTCACATTACAAAAGAGGAAAACACGTGTTTACTTCAAAGAAAAATCTAACAGGTGGAGAAATTTCTATGATAAAACTTGGCAAGTTTATCCCTGGCCTATTTAAGGATTGTGGATGCGGTAAAACTAAGAAAAAAAGAAAATAAATTTCTACCCTTTCTACCTTTTTTAAAGGGTTTGGCTCTACCTTTTTTAAAGGTAGATTTTCTAAAGGTAGATTTTTGGCTCTACCTTTTTTAAAGGTAGATTTTCTAAAGGGTTTTTGGCTCTACCTTTTCTAAAGGTAGATTTT